AGCTGGACATCAAGGTCCAGACGCTCTCCAACTACGTGCACATGGCCCAGCGGTCGGGGCTCGTGGATGCCGATTATCTCCAGGCGCGCGACCAGCTGGAGTTCGCCATCGTCCCCAAGGCGCTCCGTAATATCTCCGAAGCGCTCGACGATAACAATCGGCACAGCACGAGCGGCATGACGGTCAAAGCTCAAGTCGCGCTTAAGATTGCAGAAGGCACCGTCTTCAAAGAATTCGACCGCACCGATGGACTGGCGAACGTGTCTACCGCCATCGGCATCAACATCATCATGCCGCCGGGTCCCGTGCAGCAGGTTCGTGAAGGAGCCGTTGGCGGAGTACCGGCGTATAACGACGCCGAGGTCGTACCAGATGTACGAGAACAATGAATGGGAGCCGCGGAATGATAAACCCTCCCAACCGACCAAGCCGAAAGCGCTGGTTCCTCTCATCACTCTTGACGACATACCTAGCCCTACACCGGCCATTGTGGATTACATCAACGACGAAGAAATACTCTGCATATTACTGGTCTGGGGGCATGGCGTTCTCACGCTACGCGCTCGTATCGATAGCGGGGACCCGAACACAGGGACACTAAGCTCACACGGCGTCTCGCTATTCACGGACGCAGAAATCAAACCCGTTCTATCAGAGAAAAGGCGGAACTAATGCTGCTATTTATCGACGTGTCAGCGGTTCTCGCGCAACAGGAAGAACTCAATGCCTTATACCGAAGTGATGCACAAGTTTGGAAAAGGACAATTGCACTCTGGCTCGAAAGGTGGGCCGGAAGTCAAGAATCGTAAGCAAGCCATCGCTATCATGATGTCCGAGAAGCGCGCGGCGGCGGGCGGCAAAGAGGAATACAAGCCGGAGTCGCTTAAGGCGCTTCATCGGCGCGGGAAGAAGTAAACATGGCGAAGGGAGTTCGCTTACCGCCGGGTTGCGGCGCAGACCTACACGAACCGTTGCTGTATAACCCGTATCAGCAGGCGTTTCAAACGGCTCGACGCAAGCGCTTCTGCACTAACTGTCGCACTATCGGGTCGATGACCGCCAACAGCGTGTTTAGATGCGCTAAGTGCGGGGTCCATCACAAAAGCAATCTCACCGCCCCCCGAGTCTTCAACCGACTCGGGCTGCTGGCGGGTCGAGGTTCCGGCAAGACGCTCATCGGCGCTCACGCCGTGCGCGAAGAATGTCTCATCCCCAACAACATCGTCTGGGTCATGGGTCCGACGTTCAAGGTGCTCCATGATTCTACCTTTCCGACCCTCGTCCGGCGGCTCAATCCGGACTGGATTAAGAAATGGGACCCCGAACACGTCGAAATCACACTCATCAACAACACCCTTATCGCATTCCGTTCCCTGGAAGACCCCGAGCGTGCTCGCGGACCTCACGGAGTCGGTTGTGGATGGCTTGATGAGGCTGCGCAGGCGCCTGTACGAGCATACAACGTCTTCGAGCCGACGCTCATTAAGGCTGGCGGTATCGTTATCGCGACAACGACGCCAATCGGGTTCGATTGGACGTATGACGAGATAGAAAAGCAGGCCACGGTCTACAAGGAGCCGGGGTACTGGTGGGGGAGCTATTGGACAGAGGAAAACCCCCTATTCAAATCGAACCCGGAAATGATGGCGGCGATTGACCGTGCGCGCAAGCGCATGACACCCGAGTTCTTCGCACAAGAGTACAAAGCAGAGCGTCGTAACGCCACTGGACTCATCTACGATTACTCGCTCATCGAGAAGCAGACGCTTTTAACTGATGACGCCATCAAGAAATTCATCCCCGAGTGGCCTGAGATAAATCCATCCAGGCCGCGCATCATTGGTCTGGACTCGGGAGCGGACCATCCGTTCGGCGCCCTGCTCATCGTGGCGACCGAGTTCGGCTTGGTGTGCGTGGCGGAGTATCTGGAGCGCATGAAAGCGCTATCCCAGCATCTCCCGTCGATTCTGACGCAGTTTCGAGTGGGCATTGGGATGGACACCATCAAATGGGCGGCGAACAAGAACGAAGCGAATCTTCGGCTCGAATTCGGGCTCAAGGGAGTGGGGGTCATCCAGGCGGAGAACAAACACGAGATAGGTATCCAGCGCGTCCAAAGCTGGCTCTACTCGAAGCAGCTGTTCTTTGCTTATACAGTGCCGAAGACCATCGACCAGATGCGGAGTTATCGCAACGCACCGAACGTCACTCCTGATGGCCAGAAGAAACCCGAAAAGGTCTTTAAGCTGAAGGACGAACTGCCGGACGCGCTTCGATACGCGCTCATGGCATGGCCGGAGCTACCAGAGACGACGGTCCAAGCGCTGACCGACCGCGAGCAGAGTCGGTGGGACAATCTAGACGAGATATCGCGCGAACAGATTCTACAACAGCGCGAATACAACAAGCGGCAGGAAAACAGCGACCTCGGTATCGAGGAAGAGAACTATCCGTTAGGGGAGTTCTTCCATGGTGACGAGTCTCGCGGCATGTTCGATTAACTGGAGGGTACCGGCATGTGGATTTCGACTCAGGCATACATCGCGGACAAGACCAACTTCGTTACCGTTGTCGCGGAGCGTGACGCCGTCAAACAACAGCTAGTCGCTATGACCAACACGCTTCAGTGGCTTCAGGCGCGCGTAACCCAGCTAGAGATGGAGCGCGCGGCGATGGTGTTCCAGCAGTATGGGGTGAAGATTCCCGTGCCCGTGTTGGAAACGGCACCCGAGATGCCGGGAGGCAATGGCGGCATCGATAGCCCGCTCAACGCCGTGCCCAACTTCAACGACATGGGCGACGAGGAAGCGCGTCGTCAAGGCGTTGATTGGAACAGCGACGGCGAACTTCAATATCACAAAGTGAAATAATTCATGGCAAACGATTTATCATCACCGTTTCAACAGGCGGAGGAAGACCGGCTTCGCACCATGCCGGGTCCCGGCGTCGAGCCCGTAGCGACCGAAGGGTCGTTGTATAGCGACGAAGAACTTCTGGACTTCCATGCCGAAGTGAAGCGCGAGAGTTTCAATAACCGCTGGATGTTCGAGCGGCAGTGGCAGCGCAACATCTGGTACGTGCTCGGGCGCCAGTGGATTGAGTTTCTGTCGAAGTATGGTGGTTGGCGGGATAAGCGGATTGCCGCATGGATTCCCCGGCCAGTCACGAACAAGTGCAAGGAGACGCTCCAGGCGATTCGCGCGATGTTTACCTCCATTCAGTTGGGGGTTAATGTGCGGCCGAATGGCGCCAAGCCAGAGAATGTATCGGCGGCGGCTACGGCAGACGCGCTCGCTCCAGTGCTGCATGAGCGGCACTCGATGAACGCGGCGTTGAATGAGTTCGACTTCTGGCTCATTGTCACGGGCAATGCGTTCTTCCATTCGTTCGTCGACTACGACATCAAGCATGGCGTCGTCACTATCGACCAAGAACAGTGCGCCCAGTGCGGACAAGTCTATGGGTCGGACGAGATTGCGGCGGCTGGACAGGCATGCCCTGATTGTCAGGGTACCGCCTTTCAACCGGCGACGGATGAACTCACTGGAGCGCCCATCCCGCCTGTCACGAAGATGAAGGGTCGACCGACGACGTTGGTGCTGAGTCCGCTGGAACTCGCGTTCCCGAACCAGTATCCAAGGTTTGAGGATTTGCCCTACGTTACGCGGCTGCGCTGGAGAACTAAGCGCTGGATGGAGAACCATCCAACTCTCTCGAAAGAGCCGTGGGTTAAGAACATGGTGTGGGCGAAAAGCCCCACTGACCAGAGCCTCCAGATTTTCACCAACCTCTCGAAGTATACGGACCTGGGTCTGAGCCCGACGTATGCGGCGGCGAGCGAGGGGGGCGGCGGCGATACGGACGACGGCTGCGTCGAATATGAGACGTGGGTTAAGCCGTGCGCGAAATATCCCGATGGACTGGTGTTTCGCGTGTATGGCGAGTCGAATCCGCAGGTTGCCCATCTCGAAGAGACGGAGCAAATCCCTGGACCACTGCCGTACAAGACGGCCGATGGCACCCCGATGTGGACGTTCGCGCATGCTGCATATGAGCATGTGGGCGGGCGTGTGCTTGGTAGCGGGCCGCTGGATATCATTATCCAGAAGCAGGACCAACTCAATCAGCTGGACTCGATGATTCAACTCATCATCCAGCGCATGAGCAATCCGGTGTGGCTGGAGCCCAAGGGCGCGGAGATTCAGAAGCTCACGGGTATGCCGGGGCTGATTATCAAGTGGAACCCGCTAACCGTTGGTGGGCAGGCGAAGCCGGAGAGAATTCCCGGCGTGCCGCTTGATAGCGCGCTGTTCGCTATACGTGAGCAGTATCTACATGATATCGAAGAACTCTCGGGTACATTCGATGTCATCAAGGGTGCGAAGCCAGCAGGCGTAGAGGCGTTCTCTGCGTTGCAACTGCTCGTGGAGCGGTCGCAGGCGCGGTTTGCGTCGGTATTCCAATCGCGTGGTGACGCCTATAAGAGTTGGTTCACGTTCGCGGTCGAACTCGAACGAGAGTTCGGGCCGGACGAGCTTACTAAGGAGACGTTGGGGCCTGGGCGCGGCTGGACATTCCAGTCGTTCAAGCGGGCACAACTCAATGGCTCGTTCACAATTCTGGTGGAAGATGGAACAGCGGCGCCAAAGACGAATCTCGGTATGCGAGCGGCTGTCGACCATGCCGCGCAGCTGGGGATGTTGAACCTCCAAGACCCCGACGTGCAATACGAGGGTCTGAAGCTGTTTGGATTGACGCGCATCATGCCCGCGCTAGATATCCAAGTCCAGGGCGCATTGCAGAAACAGCAAGCGTTCGAGGAGTGGATTGCGCAGCCGCAGAATCAGATGGCGGCGGGGCAAGCCGTCATGCAATACCAACAGGCGCTTATCGCTCAGCAGGCACAGAACGCAGCAGCGGAACAATCGATGATGGCTTCGGGTCAGCCCGCTCAACCGGCGGCGCCTCCGCCGTCACCGTTGGCCGGGACTCCGCTGAAGTGGCTGTTATGGTACAGCCCCATCATCCATCGTCAGGAGATGTTGAAGTGGGCGAACAGCGACCGTATCCGCGACTTGCTCAAACAGCCTAAATACGGGCCGATTGCGGAAGCGCTCATGACCCTTCACCTTCAGGAAATCGAGCAGCAGGTAGCGGCGACTATGCCGCCGCCGATGGCTCCTGGGGGACCGCAGGGTGCGGGGCGCGCGATGATGAACTCGAACCAGAACAGTGGGCAGCCATCAACGGCTCCCCCTGGGCGAGTAGCGGCGTAAGAAAAGATGGTAGGTGCCCATGGTCTAACGGCCATGGGTACTTGCAATTAACGTGCCAATACGGTAAAATAAAACCAGGAAGTGCAATTACGCGCATCCTATAGCCATTGCCCAGTCTCACTGGGTTATCAAAGGAGTCACAATGGCCGAGGGAGTTACTGAAGTACCGAACGGTGGAGCGCCAGCTTCAGATGGCGTGGTGAAACCGGAAGCAACACCAAACAGCGGTCAGCCGCAGAACACGCCTGTCACGGGAGCCAAACCCGAAAATAATTCTGGTGAAGACAAGCGTATCGCGGGGTTGATGGCAGACCTTAAGAGAGAACGAGCAGCGCGGCAGAAGGCTGAGGCGGACCATACTGCTCGTCAGTCCGAACTGGAGCTTGAACGTAAGCGATTCCAGGCGGCTATGGGCTTCGCTCCGGCGTCCGATGAAGACGCCGAGGACGCAGCGGTCAAAGCAGCACTCAAGAAGCGGTTTCCGCATCTCGCGGAACTCACTGCCGAAGATGTGCAGGCCATCCGAGAGTTCAAGCAGCGCTCACAGTCGCTTCAGGCGACTACGGAGCACTACTGGGACCGTCACGCTCAGACGATGGTCGGCAAAGCGCAAGGGCTGGTCGCCAAGGAAATTGGCGGACAGTTGTCGGACCGACAGAAGGCGCGGCTCGAAGCAGCATATATCAACGAAGCAAGCAGGAACCCGGAGTTCTTGAAGCGGCATGAATCGGGCGATGAAACGTTGCTCGATGAATTCGCCAAACAATGGGTCGAGGACTGGTTCGAACCGGCTCGACGCAAAGTCACGCAAAACGAAGTGCAGAGATTGCGGCCGGTGCCCAGCGGTAAAGACCGGGGTATCGTGACGCATGGACAACAGAAAATCGACGTGAACGACCCCAAGCAGGTTGAGGATTTGCTCGTGCAGAGCTTCAAAGAGCGCGGGGGTACATTCGGTCGTAGATAAGGGTACAGATAGCAATGGGCGCAGATACAATCTCCCTCTCGGGTCTCGAAAAGGAAGTCTACGAGGATTCAATCTCGGAAGGCGTCAATAACTCGTTCGACCTGAAGGAGTACTTCAAGCTGGCGGAAGCCGACTACAACGGCGGCGCCGGTCACGTGTGGAACCATCATCACGGGCGTAACGTGTCCCCGTTCTTCGCGAACGAGGATAGCGCTTACCCGGTTGCCGGAAACCAGAACTCTTCGAAGGGCCGCATCAAGGTCAAGAAGATTATGGGTCGTATCCGTCTGACCGAGGAAGCCATGGAAGACCTCGTTTCTAGCGAAGCGAGCTTCCGCAACGGGATGACGGACGAGAAGACGCGCATCATCGATGACCTCGCGCGGATGGAAAACCATTCGCTCGGTATGGATGGACGCGGCGTGTTCGCTCTGGCCAACGGAACCGCGACCGGCGCGGTGCTTCCGGTTGACGCTCCGGGCAACATTCCGGGTGCGGATTTCGGCAATCGCTTCTTCGACGTCGGGCAGTTCATCGCGTCGGTTGACCCGGTCAGCGGCGCGCTCCGAACCTCGATTCGTAAGGTGACGAGTCTGGCGGCGGCTGGAACGAGCGTGACGTTTGATAGCTCGACCTTCACGGGTTGGGCGGACAACGACTATCTCGTGCAGGCGGCGAACGCTTCGGTCACGGACATTCTGGATACGTCGTTCGAAGCGGCGTTCTGGGGTCTCCCGGCTCTGGTCGACGACGGGACCAACCGCGACAACTATTTCGAAATTCTGCGGTCAGCCGTGCCGTCGCTCCAGTCGTATGTCGTTGCCTCGGTGGGCGCGATGTCGATGGACGTGGCCCAGCGGACAGCAGACGTTGTGTACAACAAGCTCGGTGGAGTCATCGACGCGATTTGTATGCACACCAGCACTCGGCGCGAGTGGCTGAAAATCACGGACGCTGACCGGCGCTACAGCGGTGCGGACCTCAAGAATCCGGACCCAGGCACCAAGGCGTTCCAGCAGGGCGATGTCACCGTTGACGACGTGAAGATTAAGGCGCTGCGCAACATCGGTCTCGCGCAGGCGTATTTCCTCGACACGAAGAAGTCAGGCTTCACCCGATACGTTGCGGAACCGGGCAAGTTCATGGACCGCGACGGTTCGATGTGGCTGCGCGAAGGCAGCGGCACCAGCGCTCGTCATGCGTACGGCGCGACTTATTTCCGCCGGGTGCAGAACTTCTGCAAGAACCCTGGGCTGAACGCTCGGTGGGATGGCATTACGGGTCAGACCCTCGTGGTCGTTCGCGACCTGTAAAGCACGTTCGTTGCACGCTTTCGGCGCCTGTATCGGGGCTCGGTCTCGGTACAGGTTCCGCTTTTGGATTCTCTGGGGCGCTTCTCCAATTTCGGGGACGCGCATCAGGGAGTATCGCTATGCCCAACGCAATCGTATGGGACGACGTGTTCGCGGCGTTCGTGGTCATTCTCACCATCGTGTGGAGCGACTAATCGATTAAGTAGGGCGGAGTTCAAGTCCCCGGTGCTGGCGATGGCTGGCATCGGGGCAATTTTTTGAGGGAGAGTGGGTACATGGGAATCTTTTACGAGCACACAGTTGTCGTCAACCGCGCGCCGGTTGACATCACCGTTACGTTCGACGGCCAGTGCAAGACACTGAAGCCGGGAACGAATTCGATTCCGTCTAAGACGGTGCCTTACGCGAAGAATCAGAATCCGATTATGGGCTCACAGGACCCGAACAATCCCTCCATTTGGGGCGGGCGGTATCTGATTGGGGTACCGGGTGAAGACCTTCCGGAAGACTGCGAACCGTTGAGCGAGGAAGCGTGGCTCGCACATCTGGGCGAACCACAGCGCATCGACTCCAAGGCGGCGTTCGAGGAGCGCTACGGCGGCGACCCGCGAGCGAAGCAGGTTGTCCACGGCAAGGGTCGGAAGTCGACCGCGAATTCCAAGTATGAAGCTGGCGTCGGCGTCAAGGGTACCGGCTCTTTCGAACACGATAAGGCTTAAGTCATGGATGCCAAGCATATTCTCACCAGCAAGACCTTCTGGGTCAACGTTGTATCGCTCGCGGCTACGTATGGCGGGTATCTCCCGCCGCAGTATGCCGCCGTCATTGTCCCCGTGGCGAATCTAGTACTTCGCCTGTGGACGAAGCAACCGGTGACGCTGTAATGGAGACCACGTATCGGAACTACATTGCGGATAATACCCGCATGCCGGTGCCGAGTGCGTATTTTCTCCAGCGTCTCTACGACTTCGATAGCTATCTCGTGATTCTCCCGAGTCGTGTGCGGGCCGGTGCGTATGTCATTGGGCGACGTAAACAGTTCTCGCGAGGTATCACTGAGAAAGCTATCGACGCCCAGTATGCCAATCCGGACACGAAGATGTGCATCCTGAACGGGTGTGTCCCGGTATGCATGATGTTTGCGACTGGGGCGACCTGGGACCCCGACCACATCATCGCGCGGCTCAAAGCGCGAGACATCTGGGAGCACGGCGGCGCCGACAAGGTAGCCGACATGCTGGAAGCGCAAGAGGCGGCGGAGGCGGCTGCACTCAAGAAGTCCATCCGTGATGACCTGTGGAATCGGTCGGGCGACGGCTGGCGAACGTATCAAACTCGGACGGGGCAGTCGACTATTCGGCATAACGACCTCCGACCAACGAAGCCGAAGGAATCTCCTTCGCATGGTGAAGTAGCGGCACCACTAAAATCCGCTGGCGCTAGAAGTACGGCAGGATTGGCGAGACGCTCTAAGAAGCCTCGGACTATCGGTCGGCGCGGAACCAAGGGTAGATAGACACATGGCATTTACAGGACAGGACGGCGTTCTCGTTTGGCAGAAGGTTGCGAAGGCTCTCGCTAACGCGAACCCGGCTACGCAGAAAGCGTTCTACGACCTCAAGACGTATCTCACGACTCAGGGGCAGAATCCCCAGCTTCAGTTTGTTCCGTATACGGCGGCTCAGGCGACCACCAACAACGGCACGTCGCTCGTTGGCGGCGCTTGCACGCTGTATGGCTGGTTCGGCAAGACGGCGCGTGTCTCGGGCACGACTTCGGCATTCGAAGCGCTGCACGATGCGGCGGACAACTCGGCGACGACCACGACTATCGATACGGCGCGCACCAAGGCGACCGGACAGTCGTTTGCAGTTCTCCATCCGACCGGCACGGCGTTCGCCACTGACGTGGTGATTAGCTCGGCGACGGCGGTTGGCGGCCCGACGGAATCGGCTGCGGCTGACGCCAGCAACGGCTTCATCATCGTCGGCGCGTAATACTCTCCCCTCAATCGGACGAGCGGTTCCCCCTTCACTCTTAACGGCCACATAGCTGGATGGGCTCGTCACCATCCAGTCTAGCCAACAGAGGCAATCATGTCAGGTATTCGTTCCCTCACTCGGCGTCCCACGGCGGCTGGTTTCGCATCGGCGGGCTCGGCGCCTATCTACGTCAACAGTTCTGATAACTCCCTCAGAACCATTCCCGCAGGCACCGGTACGACGGAAGTCGTTATCACCGACAGCCGTCTCGTCAAAGCTGGGTTTAGCACCGCTACCGTTTCCGCTGGATACGCCGTCGACACGCTGCTCCAGGGTTCGGCGATTGCCGCGCCCACTTCGGGTTTCCTCGCTGGTTCGACGTATCTGTGCGTGCTCGACATGGTGAAGACGGCTGCGGGCACCGCAACCCCCATTATCACGCTGCACATCGGCACGACCGGCACAGTGGCGGACGCGGCCATTCTCACGTTCACGTTCGGCGCGGGCACGGCGGCGGTTGACACTGGCACATTCTCGGTGAACGCGCATTTCCGGACGGTTGGCTCCGGCACGACGGCCGTGATGGTTGGAGTGGCAGCATGCCAGCACGCACTCGCGGCAACTGGTTTGATTTCAACGGGCGCCAGCGGTAACGGGCAGATTAGCGTGGTGTCGAGCGGCTTCGATTCGACTCCTACCGGTCAGATTATCAGCCTGTCGTTCAACGGTGGTGCGTCCTTCTCCGGCACGTCATCGCTCATTGAATCGTTCTTGCGCAGCGTCTAACTAACATGTGAGTGGGGTAGGCGGGACCTTCGGGTTTGCGCCTGCCCTTCTCCTTTTCTATAGGACTACTCACATGGCAACAACTTTGCTCGACCTCATTAACAACGCGGAGAATGGCAACAGACCTCCCGTGGTCGTACCAGATGGCACTACAGAACTCGTGTCGACGGTGGGCGCGCAGACGATTGCAGGCGTCAAGCAGCTAACGGGCACGATTCTTACGAGCCCGGTTCTCATCTCTCCGACAGGGACCGTGAATGTTACTCCGTATGCGAGTGATAGCGCGATTCTTTTAACCTCGCACGTGGCGTCGCTGACAAAAGGTAGCGCTGGCGCCTACACCGTGGCGGCTCCTGGCGTGGCTGCCGGGTCGCGCATCACGATTGTTAGCGGCTCAGCGTTTGCGCACGTTATCACCTTTACCGGTGCGACCTTGAACAATGGTGCTGGCTCTGCCAAAACCACGGTGACGTTGGTAAACATTCTCGGTTCGTCTATCACCGTTGTCGCTATCTCGGCATCGGCGTGGGTTGTCGAGTCGGTCAACAACATCACGAGCATCGCGTAAAAGGAATTTCACATGGCGAGTAAGAACAAACCGGTCCCTACTCAGGGGTTGTTTGTCAAAGACACATCTAGCACAACGCCGGGAAACCCCGTGGGATTGAATGCCGCCCAGTATGACGGTGTGATTTTTCCAGTTGCTTCACGAGCACCGGCGACGTATACGTCGAATCCGTATTTCGCGGCCGATGTGAGCGGCGTTCGACTCTATATCAACCTTACGGTCGTGAACGGCGGGACCCTCACGGTCAAGATTCAGACGTTCGACCCGGCGTCTCAGACGTGGGTAGACATACCGCTTGCCGTGACGACGGCGCTTGCAGCGGTTGCAGTAACAACGCTGACAGTGTATCCAGGGGTGACGGAAACAGCGAATCAAGATATCGCTAACCCGCTTGGTGTTCTCTGGCGCGTATCAGCGACCACGGGCACCGCAGCGGTTACATTCGGTATCGGCGGCGAGTATCTCGGCTAATAAGGATTAACTAGTGGGTCCAACTTCTATCGCAAGTATTCTCACGCAAGTCCGTGCGCAGCTGGTAGAAGTCACGGCTCGCTTCTGGACCGACACTGAACTCACCGACATCTTTAAGCTCGGAGTGATGGATTTATGGGGTGCCATTCTGGACCTCCATCAAGACCATTACTTCGAGGTTATCGAGGACGGGTCAGTGTTCCAGGCGAGCGGGGCAACGCAGCTGACCGGGGTACCGGCAGACTGTTTCCGCGTTATGCTGATTGAGCCACTGAACACCGTGGTCGACAATAGCTCGACGGCGGTTCAGTACGCGCCGCGCAAGTATAACCATCCAGACTTTATCGCGGCACGCACAGTCGGCACGTTCGAGCCGAATCAGGCGGGCGTCATCTACTTCGATGTCACGGGACCAGGGGCGCCAATTGCGGCTCCCAAAATTCGTGTGGCGCCCCAACTGTCGAGCAATCTCAAGCTCCGGTTCGCGTATTACCCGATGCTGGCGGTGACTGACTATAACCCCGTTCCTGGCGGCAGCGATAACGCGCTCAAGGCGTGGGTACTCGCGTATGCCATGGCCAAAGAGCAGGGTAGCGGGCAGCGGATTCCAGACGCGGGTTGGCTTGCCATCTACGCGACCGAAAAGCAAACGATTCTTACCCGGATGACTCCCCGCCAAGAGCAAGAGGCGGAGACCGTTGACGGGTTGTTTCAGGATAGGTGGTAAGCATGGCAACCTCAACTAACGAACTGACGCTTCTCTTGCATCAGGAAGACGTGAACGGTGTGGCGATTCTGAATCGCGTCATCGGCGCCATCTCCTACGCAGGCGGGCTTGGACAGTTCCTCGTGGGCGACCTCGAAGATACGAGCGCCCATTCGCAAACGTTTCCCTCGACCATCACGACGGTCGAACAGTTCTATTTCAAGAATACCCACACGACCGCGATTATCACGGTGACGTGGACGCATACGACTGGCGCGAGTGCCATCGTGCAGGCGGTCGCCCCAGGCGGCGTGCTCGCCTTCTGGAATCCCACGGTGACGAGTCCGACAGGTATCACAGCGCTCTCCTTACAGAGCGATACGGCAAACGCGACATTCGAGATGTTCCTCGGAGGGGCATAAGACCATGGCTGAAATCAGCGACAAGTTGGCAGTGTATACGCTTGGGCACACGGGGGTCGTCGTCGACCAGAACCCGTTGGAGCCCTCGGTGCCGAATGACGCGCTGAAATTGGCACAGAACGCGATGCACGACCCGACGCTCGGGTTGGGCGGCGGCATTCGGAAGCGGCCGGGACTTCAGCGCTTTAACAGCCAGTCGGCTGGCGGCGTGATTCTTGGCGGCATTCCGATGCCGGTTGCGGAGACGGGAGGGGCGCCAGCCAGTGGCGGCGGCGCGATTATCGGTACGGGTGATGTCGCAGACGGCACGAGTGCTGGTACGGGCGATATGACTGGGGCTCCTGGGGGCACGTTCGATGGCGGGGATGTTACTACGGTTCCTGCGGGAGCGGGCGCCTTCACGGCGTCATCGTTGTTCGGCGGCGTGCGGCTGGTTGCCGTGGGTCGGAATAATATCGCAGGGGCGAATAACGGCGGCGTCGGTTGGTATCTGACGAGCAAGAACTTCGCGGACACGGCAAGCCTGACGACGATTCCACAGGTGCCGTGCGAGGTATATAGCTATCCAACGTTCCTAGCGCCGAACGTCAACGGCCTTCAGGGGCAGCCGTCCTGCATCGGGCAAGACGGCCGGCTGTATTATGCCGCCGCTCACGGAGACCAATCGACCGGTGGAACGGTGAATGGGACGCTGCCGCTGTATGTGACGAATGGCGGCACGGCAATTTTGCTGGCAACCGTCCCGATTAATACTTATTCGAATGCGATTGCGACGGGCACGACAGTGCGTGCTGGCGTGATGGGGATGCACACGGGGTCTGATGGGTTCATTTATCTCGCGATAAAAGATAAGTTCACCGGTCAGAATACCGCAGGAAGCTGTGGACGGGTTTTCCGGCTGCGGCCGACCACGGGCGAATTGGTGGAGTGGAACACCGGGATTGCTGGCTCGGTGCCGGTGGTGTTTACGTCGGTGCCGTATTGCGTGAATTACTACAACGGCTATCTCTTCATGGGCGATGCGCCCCAGGTGAATGCTGGCGCGTGCCAGATTATCGCGTCGAACGGCACCGAAGGCGTGGTCGACCGAGCGATTGCTGGCACCGATTCGAACAATGTCACGATGATGTGCCAGTTCAACGGGCGGCTGTTTGCGGGATGTGGTATCTCGAAAGCGGCTGGCACGGGGCTGGCGATACTGTTTTCGCGGGGACCGGGCAGCGTAGGGTCTGGGTTGGACTGGACTGCGCAAACGTTCGACGCGTCGAGAACCGGCAACACGACGAATGGAAATTCGTATGTGTCGATGGTGGTGTATAACGCGACGACAGCGTTTATCTCGTGGCATGCACCTTCTGCGAAATCCATTATCTATAAAGTAGTAGCGAACGCCCCTGGCGACCCAACGAGCACGAGTTTTACGTTTACCTCGTCATTCGATTCTGGCGCCGGTGCCGTTGCGCCATTGAACCTCTATCTCGACCAGGGTGTGCTTTACGCCATCTCTTCTGGGGATGCGGGTGCCTCCGTGGCGTGGGTATCGACCGATGGCGGCGCGACATGGACCGACCGTTCCTCGAAGTTTCCGTCGACCGGCGGCGCTTACGCTATTCCTATTTTCTTTGCGATGGACCAGTAACATGCCTTTCACGTTAATCCAAGCCGGTGGCTCCTTGAAGTCGGTGAATACCGATGGCGGGCTGTCGTCCGCCTTGACGCTGCCGAACGGGATAACGCTGGCAACAAACCGGCAACCTCGATTTGCGCGGTTCAATCGGTATATCGCCGTGGTGAATACACCATCGCGTCCGCTTATCGTGGGCACGGATGGAACGGTTTATCCGATGACGCTGACCGCCCCGTCTGCCGCTGTCGTGCTATCGGCAGGCGCGGCCGGTTCGCTCTCGGGGACGTATTTGAGCCTCCAGACGTACGAGATTCTGGATAGTCTGGGGAATGTCATTACGTCATCGGACTACGGTCCGAGTATGACGGCGGCAGTTACGATTGCCTCCAAGAAACTCAATGCGGCGTTTGCGGTATCGGCGGAGTCCCAGGTCAACAACAATCGCATCTTTCGTACGACGACTAACGGGGGGACCTATTTCCCATGGGCTTCGACGGGCAACAATACGACGACTTCGATTGAGAACGATAGCTCGGACGCTTCGCTTGGCGAAGTAGAAGCAGGAGCATTAGGACCAGCGCCTGACCTGACGCTGATTGCAGAGTTTGCGGGGCGGTTGTGGGGTGTGGATAGGGACGCGATTGACGCGCTGCGCTATACCGAAGCCGGGAAGCTGTATGCGTGGTCGGCGCTTAATACCTTGAACATCCCGCATGTCGGGGCGGACGGGGCGGGCATAACGGCACTCATCCCACGGCGAGCCGCGCTTGGCGTAGCTCGACGGGACGTGTTCTCGCAAGTCACCGGGTCACAGCGAACGAATTTCACGCCAACGATTGTAAACGGCGGCGAACAGACCGGCTGCGTCTCGCAAGAGAGCGTGGTTGTGTTTAACGACGTAGGGTACTTTCTCTCACGGGATGGCGTGTATAAGTGGGACTCCGACGGTATCAAGTGTATCTCCAACGGGCGCGTGCGTTCATGGTTCGCGAAGGATGAAACGTTCAACCGCTCGATGTTCTGGCGCGCGTTTGCCCAGCTGGACCCGGTCGCGATGGAATATCGATTGTTTCTTGCGAGTCGCGGGTCGGCGGTCATCGATAGATGGGTTGCCTACAATCTATTGACGGATTCGTGGTACGGGCCGCATCGCACCAGCGTGTTCCAGCCGACGTGCGCGCTGCACGTAGCGGGGCGGAACCAGCAGCCCTTCTTTATGATTGGGTCGCAAGAAGGATTCCTCTCGCAAGACCAAGAGGCACGGAACGACTGGAGTATCGCGGGGATTGCGCTAGACGTAATCACCAATG